TATTGGTTATAATTATAATTATTGTTAATTATTATATATAATATAAAGTTATAATGCAACCAACTCAATGTAAAAAGGTTATTAATAATCAACGTAAAGTGATAAATGTGCTGGCGGCAAATATAAATGAATCTCATGCAAAAATAAAAGATTTAACTGACAAACTTCAACAAGAACAAGCGAAATCACATGGATTATCTACAACTTTTAATACAAACGCTGCTACAATAAAAGATTTAACTGACAAACTTCAACAAGAACAAGCGAAATCACATGGATTATCTACAACTCTTAATACAAACGCTGCTACAATAAAAGATTTAACTGACAAACTTCAACAAGAACTAGATAATATAATTGCACTCGAGTCAAATACAGTTACATCTAATTTACAAATAGGAAAATTATTAAATCAATATGAAAATTTGGTCACGCTATATGCTGATTTAGTAACCAAAAATCAACAATTACTTAATACAGACGTTAATTCTACCAATAATGATTCTTGTGATGATTCTGGTGACGAAACAATTATAAATAACTATATTTATGTATATCCAAATGGATCAACTGGCTCAGATGGAACTGTCACTGTACCTGGACCAGCCGGACCAGCCGGACCAGCCGGACCAGCCGGACCAGTTGGACCAACCGGACCAGCCGGAGTAGGAGAAATAGGACCAACTGGTGAAACAGGACCACTTGGTGAAACAGGACCACTTGGTGAAACAGGACCATCTGGACCATCTGGACCATCGGGACCACCTGGTGAAACAGGGGCAACAGGGGCAACAGGGGCAACAGGGGCAAAACAAGATCCGCCAGTTGTAGGACCAATTTGGAAACAAGTTAATTATATTGGGTTTTGGCTTGTCAATAAAGAAGCATTTATAGCTTATATAAATAAAGCAGTACTTAATAAAGTTACTCATATTATTCTAGAATTTATCACTTTAGGAGGAGACCAAACTACCCCAGTTGTATGGGATCGGCTTACGGTATGTGATACTGTTCTTAGTTGGATTGAATTCTCAAACGCTGATAAAAATGAAATTTTAGTTTTACTTCGAGATAATAATATAAAATTAATGTTTAGCTTTGGAGGTGCAACATCGTTTTATGCAAATGGTTCTCACTTATTTGATAATATATGGAAATATCCTCAATCGAAATATTACGTAAACGATAGTGCTAATAAGCAAGATATGACAGATAGTGCAAAAAAGTTAGCTGCAGATTTAGCTAAACTTATTAATGACAATCAAATAGATGGTATAGATTTAGATATTGAAAATATACCTATGTTATCACAATATAATGGTGTTTATACTGAAGTTTCAGATTATTTAGGTATGTTGTCTATGTATTTAAAGATGTATACATCAAACGAAACACAAGTAACTCATGCACCACAACCTCCTTATTGGAATAGTCCTAATTGGCCTTCTTTATATAAAGATATTGAGAGTAAATATGGTCTCTATATAGATTTTTATAATTGGCAATATTACAATCAAGGTGCATATTATAATGATGAAAATTCTATTTTTATAAATGACGATTATAGTGGTACTCCTGGATTTGGAGGCGCTGTATTACAAATTTATAGTGATAATCCAAATGATCCAATAACTCCTTACTCGAATATTACATGCCCAATCGATAAAATATTAGTAGGAAGGGCTGTAGATGCTCCTCAGTCATTATCGTGGCCAGAATATACTGCTATGATAATTAACCAAAAAACTCAAACAGGATATACACCTGAACAGAATTCATTGTTACATGATTGGTTTAAAACAGCAGGTGTAATGGTTTGGTTTTATAATGTTCAAACAAATACTTCTGAAAATAATAATCAACTGGAATTTTTCAATGAGGTAATTAGTTCTCATGATTAATATATAAAGAAATTCCACATTAAATCAATCATTTGAGTTTATATTTAATGAATATATGAGAAAATAATTAAATGGGTTAAACAAATAATTTTAAACCGACGAGTTCATCGATTTAAAATAGACTAATTAATAATAAATAAATTAATTGACTGTTAGATTATTTTATTGTTAAATATTATAAAGTAGCATAATCTTATAATATGGCAACAACCCCAGGAGAAGTAGTTATAACATATGATAATTTAGATCTATTAGACACAGATCTAACCTATTTAATTAAAGTAAACCCAGTAAATAATAATATTGCAGGTAATAGTGATTATATAATGTCGTTTCCATCAAGTAACACGTCTGATTCAGGAGGTAGACCCTTAATAACTGCTACTTCAAGTGAAGCATTTTGGTATTTTGCGAATGTTGCGCAATATTATACTAATTATTCAAATCATGATAATATACAAAATTTACGAGAGATACTAAATGGTTATGCGTTTTTAGTTGCAACAAAAAACAATTATATTGGTGAAACACAAGGTAGTGGTGAGGGTCGGATGTATTTTTTGTCTAGTCTCGGAGCGATGGGCTGGCAACCAGTTATTAAAATACCAAATAACAATTTTAACTATTTTTATAATGATAGTAACCCCAATACTAATTATTCAAATCCTAATAATTATTTTGCAAGTAATGTTTTTACCCAAAAAGAATTTGCAACGACAGCAACTGATGCAGATTCACATATGTTAACACTTCTTTATAATGCTTCAAAGGTTAATGGTATTAATACTTTATATTATGATAATATTCCCAGTAGGTCTACATCTAATATTATAAATGGTAGAAATAATGCTGGAAATGAAATTTGTTCTTATCCAACTACGTCGGAAACAAGTGTTTCTATAAAAATGCCTTGTATGTTAACTGATCCACACATTCCGCTCCAAAAAGATTGGTATATGTCATTATATCCTGGGAATATGACTGGTGATGATCATATATTTACTGGAAATGGTTATGTTCCTGGTACTACTAACAGTAATGTAACAATTACAAATCTTTTAACACAAGCATTTTGTTCTTTTTTTACTTTAAATATTTCAAATTGTCCAGCTCCATATTGTCAATCTAATAGAGGATTTTATTTTTGTAAAAATATGGAAAATTCGGAGCAAACTAGTGCAGTAGGCCTAAATGGTAAAATATATACTGGTGTATGGAAATGTTGGAGTGACATTAAAGATGTTCGTGATACAAATTATTTAAATAATCCAATATTATGTAACGATCAATATGGAGGAGGAGATACAGAATTTGCACCAGTTGGAACTATATCATACAGCTCTAGTAATCGTTTAAATACAAATACTAGTTTAAATCCTTCTTATTTTGATCCTGATAACCTTATAGATATACATAGAATAGCAAAAAGTGATATTGGGATTAATGATCAAACTTTTTTCCTTTCATTTCCAGAGTATGTTACGAATGATTCGAAAACAAATCCAAATATTCCTGAACCTGCTGGTGCGGCGCCTGTAAAAATTATGGTTTTACAGAATTTTATCGATGCAGTAAATAATTCTATTAAATATTATGGTTATCTTCAAACTTTTTATAAAGATAAGATTGTTAATCACATTAATTCTTATGGTCTTCCAGATAACCCTTTTTGGAATGAAAATGATGATACACCACTTTTTACATATTCAAAAGTATTTATAGAAGGTTTACATACTGATAAAAATGGTAATGAATATCAATATGGTGGACCACATATGATTGGTTATGATTCTATTCGTTGTTGTACCAATTTTGGATATTATGCATATAAAATTAAGAAGGATCCTACTTATGGAACTAATTTATTTACTTCGAACCAACAAAGAGATATTTTAACATTAGCAATTCGTATGATGAATTTTTTATTTTATAATTGTCTACAAAAAGAAACAGTAGATATTTATTTACCATATGCTGATGGGTCGAAATTATATGGTGGGTCATTAATAGGACCATTAACTGTAGCAATGGTTGGTTTGTTTCCCCATATTACAAATGATACAAGTAGTCCACACTATTCTCCTATAACTTTATCTGATGTTACCGCAATGCAAAACGTATTGGATACGTTAACAATGGATACTAGTAAATTTGTTTATGTTCAGTCTGATCCAGGCAAAGCATGGAAAAATTGGCAAAATAATGATCAAGGAGCAGAAAATGATCAATATGCTAATAATTGCTATTATCCTATTTTATTAGTTTTAGCTGCTAAAAATTATTTAGCTGAAATGACTGGAGATGTTGACCCAGTTGTTCCTGTTGTTCCTGTTGACCCTGTTGTTCCTGTTGACCCAAGTGGATGTACTGGATGCTGTGGATCAACTGGAGCAACAGGATCAACAGGAGCATCAGGACCGTCAGGACCGTCAGGACCGTCAGGGCCATCAGGACCATCAGGACCGTCAGGACCATCAGGACCATCAGGACCATCAGGACCATCAGGGCCATCAGGACCATCAGGAGCATCAGGGCCATCAGGAGCATCAGGGCCATCAGGACCATCAGGAGCATCAGGACCATCAGGAGCATCAGGGCCAACAGGGGCAAAAGGACCAACAGGAGCAACAGGAGATAAAGGACCATCAGGGGATAAAGGAACAGGATCAGGATCAGGAGAAACGGGAGCAACAGGATCAACGGGAGCAACAGGATCAACAGGAGCATCGGGAACGTCAGGAGCATCAGGACCAACAGGGGCAAAAGGACCAACAGGAGCAACAGGAGATAAAGGACCATCAGGGGATAAAGGAACAGGATCAGGAGAAACGGGAGCAACAGGAGCAACAGGACCAGCAGGACCTGTAGGAGCACAAGGACCACCAGGAACAACAACAATAATTTATGATACAGGATCACAAGGGACAGGATCATGTAAATGTAAATGTAGTAAAGTTGTTATAAATAATAATATATATTATAGATAAAATCCAATCACAACATATTTGATATAATTAATCAAGTATTAAGTATATCAAAAATAATATTTCACTGAATAAAGTTATTCGGCAGAAAATACAATATGATATTTCAATGGAGTAAAATTATATCTATAAATAATAGATATAATCTGTAACATATTTAATTATTTTTTATTGGCAAAAGGCCCACTTTTCAATAAACTGAGTCCATTATCCGATTTTCCCAAAACAATATTTTCACCTTCAAATAACTCTGATCGAATATCCGCAACAGAAATTTCATCACCATTAGACTTATCAAGAAGTGATTTTTCTTGTGTATTAACATTATTAATACCGACCAAATTTCCATCTGCATCAATACTTTGTGTCAAAGAAGATCCGGTTTTCTCTGCATTGCGAATATTTTCTTCAATCGCACTTTTCTTACTTTCTTTGACACGCTGTTCAAATGCATTTTTAGCAAAACTCTCATTCTTTGTTTTTTCATGCATTAACTGATTCAATTCATCTTCCATGTATTCAACGCGTCCTGTCTTATATGCTTCTGGTTCCCATGGCATCCATAATCCGACAGGACCGACATAAACATCATGATTAGGATCGAGTTCTCTCAACATTTTACATCGTAGTTCAGCCTCTTCTTGTGTTGGATATACGCCACGAATTTTTAAACCACGAACAGATGTCTGAAAATGGTATTGAGTATTAAATTTATTATCCATTTTTTCTTCATTCTGGTCTAAAAATGTTTTAAAATCATCTTCAATCGCAGTTTGAATAAGTTTCTCTCTCTCTTCTTTTACAAATTCATTGAAATCATTTGTAATATCATCGAAATTTAATTTATATTTAAAAGAAAGAAAGTTTAGGAATAATATTGATTTTTCCATGCTTTTATTAAAATCCCATGATTTCAAAAACTCTTGAAAGTAAAATAGTTGCTTATCTTTAAGGATCTTATCAGGAGATACAAAAGATACACATACAAATTTCTGTCCAGCAATTGGTTTATCTTCCTCTAATAAATCGACAATTTTAGAACTATTTGTTGATGATTTATTGATTGTACTCATATACTCTTTTGTATTCTATATATTTAAGTATTTATAAATATTAATATTATTTTCTACTAAAATAATATAATGTTTGATATTTCCGAAATAATCAAGAGAATCATAAAGTATTTAGTAGAAGGTTTAATGGTTGCCATTGCTGCATACGCAATACCACAACGATCATTAAATATAGAAGAAATATCTTTGATAGCATTAACTGCTGCTGCGACCTTTAGTATATTAGACTGTTATGTTCCAAGTATAGGGGTATCAACTCGCACAGGTGCGGGATTCGGTATAGGCGCAAATATGGTGGGGTTCCCAGGAGGGTTATAAGAATGTAAATTATTAATCAATAATATCACATAAATAAAAATATGATATTATTGATGTGATTTTAGTAAAAATAATAAACATGTAAAGTTTTGTTATAAATTATATATTATATGTCAGGTAGATCTTTATTGGTATAATTTCCTTCTGTAATTAATGAAACAACATGTATTCATTCAGGTATAAATAACAATCCCAATTTATCAGACAACATAAATCATAGTATTCATATAAATGGGTCAAAGAGAGAATATACAACTCTAAATATGAGAACACATAATAAAATAAGCATAAATAAAGTACTACTATGTTTTCCAGGAGGAGGAGAATCTATAAATACCTTTATTTCATATACACAATTTGACCAAATTAAAACTCCTGTCATCATTTTCTTAGGTCAACAATCTGCGAATACATATTCATTTCAAAATGCATTCCCTTGGTTATACGCGGATGATTATCAAAATGATGTATTATTCGTAGATACTGTTCTTGAAAAGCATTGTATAAATGTGCCACAAATATTTTTAACTGGGAAATCTGATGGAGCTGGATTTGCTATTTTATACTCGAATCTATCGATTTATAAAACGTATATAAAGGCAATTGGTATTTGTTCCGACGCCCATTTTGGAATAAATAGCAGAGAAAATATTGGGAAATATAGTTCATCAAATTGCTTCAAAGGTAAAGATGGTGTAATTATTCCTTACAATATAATATTACCTCCTCAAAATGTCTCTCTATTTATAATACATGGAACAGCAGATACAGTTATGCCTTATTATGGAAATAATTATATAAACTCTAGTGCGATAACGCGTCGTAATAATACATTATGGAAAACGATTGATCCGTCTATAAACGGACCACCTGTTCAATCAAATGTAACAAGTAATACATATACACCGAATATTAATAATTATGTTGAAAAAATGAAGACAATTTTTCAATTCAAAAAAGCGTATTTTATTGATGAACCGAATTATTCATTACATACATATAATAATAGAAATAATAAAGTAGTTAATTTTATTACGATAACCGGACAGAAACACTGCTGGTCAGGACACTATTATTCGGGACAAGGTTCGAGTGAACCAACAAATTTTTACTTAGATGCAACGTATCTACTCATTTTATTCTTCGATTTAGATAGAGGAAAATATATTCCGACTATAAATACGACACCTGATGTTTTTTTAAACTATCGCAATGAATCAATCTTTGGAAAATCCACCTTTGCGAAAGGTTGAACCAAATAATGCCGTAGGCGTCTACTTTTTCAAAGTGGAATTTTAAATAGTCGAAATAAACTCCCAATTCAATTCTTCGCAAATTTTGCGCCAAATAGTATCTTGTTCAATCAATTTCTCTCTATCTTTCAACATAGGTATTTCTTTTAAATAAGATGTTTCGCCAAGCAACTCGAAGAGTTTATACAGAACATAATAATAATGAAGAAAATTCACTCTATAATCAGGACAATGTCTAGCATATGGATATTGAATTTCCATAAAAAAATTACATAATGTATCTTCTAATTCTTGAGAAATAATGGGTGGTGGAATACCTAGTTTATCTTTAATAAAATTAATGTGTTCATAATACTTATTGTATCCCAGTTTTTTCAGCAACAATTTGGTATCATTATATGTGAGTATATTGACCTTTATTCTCTCTTTTTTTATTTGGCCCATTAAACTTTCGATAACGTTATTAGGAATCAATGTTGTTTCTTTACCTTGGAATTGTGCCAATATTTCTTTAAAATGGTTAATTTTTTTATAAGCATAAAAACATATTTCTTTAGGAGGTTCTTTATAGGACGGTTTATCATTTTCAATAAGAAATTTTTTATTACTAAAACATACATTACACATTAATACGCCTTCATCATCCATAGGTATATATTCTCCTTTATGACAATAAGAACATATATCGCTTTGTTTGAGATAGTCATCCGTATTGATAAATGAATTATCGATATTACTCAAATATTTAGAAAAAATGTTGTGATTTTTCTTCTCTATTTTGTTGGGTTCAACTGTGTCATTTTTTTTGATTTTAAAGAATGCATGAAGCATATTATTTTTATTAGGAGTTTCGCCTTGAGAAATACTTTTTTTATTCTCAAAGTAGTCGAATATATATTTAGAATTATCTAAATAATAGTTTAATCTTCTGTTTTCCAGTGTGTAAATATGTTTTTTTATTTCTCTGATTTTATCTTTCATATCCATAATTTGTTCAATATTTAGGGTTTTATTTGATTCTACAGATTTACTTAATTTTGAAAGTTCCAAATGTAACTTAGGCAACTTATCGTTTTCATCTAGATCAAATTCGTTGATAAAATCATTATGTTTCGTATCTAATGAAAAGAGAACATTTCTGTTTACTTTTAATTGTTTAATTGGTTTCGGTTTAAAAGACGGCATATATATTTTTTATATTTATTATTTAATTCTTAATTAAGTAATATAATAATAAGTATAAGTGAAAATATAAAATACTATATTTAAATTATGGAGTTAAATATTCATTTAGAACAAGACCAGAACATAAAAATCGAACATATTCAATTTCAAAAAATGTTATTCATTTTTAACGCAATTAATGATGGATGGGTTCTTAAGAAAGAAGATGATTCTTATATATTTACAAAACCCCATCATGGCAAAAAAGAAATATTTAAGGACGAATATTTGTCAACATTTATTAAAAAGAATTTTAATTCCAGTAATTTATTATCTTGACTATATGCTTTCTAAATAATTTTTTGTAAAATGTGTAAAAATTGAATTGTGTAGGTAATTATTAATTTTGAATTAAAACTCGAAATTTTTTTCTTTAGCAATAATATAAACTATGGGCGGTGGTTTAATGCAATTAGTCGCATATGGCGCACAAGATGTTTACCTTACAGGCAATCCTCAAATTACTTTTTGGAAAGTGACATACAGACGATATACTAATTTTGCTATTGAATCAATTGAACAAACATTTAATGGACAAGCGGATTTCGGGCGTCGTGTTACATGCACAATTAGTCGTAATGGAGATTTAGCATATCGCACTTACCTTCAAATTACTGTTCCAGAAATTAATCAATACATGGGAAATACAACATCTCTTGCAATGGGTGCTCAATCTGTTTATGCCAGATGGTTAGATTTCCCTGGTGAACAAATGATCGCCCAGGTTGAAGTTGAGATTGGTGGTCAACGCATTGATCGTCAATATGGCGATTGGATGCATATCTGGAATCAATTGACTATTACCAAGGAACAAGAGAGAGCTTATTTCAAGATGGTTGGTCAAACAACTCAATTGACATTTATCACTGATCCTTCTTTTGCCGATGTTGATGGTCCTTGTGATTCTTTGGCGCCAAGACAGGTCTGTGCTCCTCGTAATGCTCTTCCTGAGACGACTCTCTACATTCCTTTACAGTTTTGGTTTAACAGTAATCCCGGACTTGCTCTTCCATTAATTGCTCTTCAATATCACGAAGTGAAGATCAACTTGGATATTCGACCTATTGACGAATGCTTGTGGGCAGTTACTAGTTTGTCATGTAACTCTAATGGTTCTAACCCATCGAGTCAATTACCTATTGGAAACACGGTTTCGGCAACAATTGCCTATAACCAGTCTATGGTTGCTGCCTCTTTATATGTTGACTATGTCTTTTTAGATACTGATGAGAGACGTCGTTTTGCACAGAATCCCCATGAATACTTGATTACACAGTTACAGTTTACTGGTGATGAAAGTGTTGGATCGTCATCGAACAAGATTAAGCTGAACTTTAATCACCCAGTGAAGGAGTTGATTTGGATTGTCCAACCTGATCAAAATGTGGATTACTGTTCTTCTCTTTTGTGTGATGCTCTTTTATTTAAAGTGTTGGGAGCTCAACCATTTAACTACACTGATGCAATTGATGCGTTACCTAATGCGATCCATGCCTTTGGTGGGCCAACAGAAGTTACTGCTGGAAATTACATTGATGCCCGTGGTTTGTTCGAGGATGCAGGAGCAGAAGATGCTTGGACTCCAACCAACTTTACTGGATACTGGAATGGTCCTAATGATCCTTACAATGAACCCAATTTTGGTGGAAAGAATGTTCCAATTAACCCCAACTTTGTGGGGAATAACGCATCTCTCCAATCCGCATTGGCAAGTGTTGGAGCTGGCAATTTGAATGATATTACAGGATCAGGATTTGGTTCTGGTAGTGGATTACCCGCAGTTCCTCAATATGTCTACCACAATAACCATAATGCCAACTCTTCTGTCTCTGATGCTGGAACATTTGTTCTCTCTGAGACTTCAGTTGATATGCATTGTTGGGGACAGAACCCAGTTGTTGTTGCCAAGCTTCAACTGAATGGACAGGATCGTTTCTCTGAGCGTGAAGGATCTTACTTCTCATGGGTTCAACCATTTCAATGCCACACACGTAACCCTGATGAGGGAATCAATGTTTACTCTTTTGCTTTGCGACCTGAGGAACATCAACCATCTGGAACATGTAACTTCTCGAGAATTGATAATGCGACTCTTCAATTGGTGTTGTCGAACGCAACAGTCGAAGGAACAAAGACTGCCAAGGTTCGTGTTTATGCCACTAACTACAATGTTTTGAGAATCATGTCGGGGATGGGTGGGCTCGCGTATTCCAACTGAGTGGATTGGGTGTATATTTTATACATACATATATATTCGTATATTTATATTAATTTCAATATAAAAACTTCATATTATAATAAAATATAATATGAACTCAAAAATTGAATCAGTTATTGATGAAGGAGAAAATAATAATACAAACAACATCAAAATGAAACCAACATATTCAAGCAATACAGAATTAATGTGTGGCGTCATTAATTATAATGGCAAAACATATTACGTTGATTATAGAGAGAAAGACCGAATTATTAATTTTGAAAAAAAATTCGTCTTTGTCAATGACGATGATATATATCCATCGTATTGTAGTAATTATAAAAGATACACTTATTTGGAATTTATATTCCATGTAAACACAGAGACTGTTCATTATACATTCAAAAATGGAAATATATATGATTTACGACAATCAAATGTCAGAATCTCTCATTTCTACGCCAAAAATATAGAAGCAACTTATAATGTATTGGAATATAAAGAAGGACATTATTATACATTGGGACAACATGCTGGCGTAATGAAAAATCCAATGTGGAGAATATTAGAAGACGATAAAGAATATATATTAATGTATTGTGAAAAAGATACTATATGTAAATTATGCCATGAAAGTTATCAGAAAATATTGGACTATGAAACAGAAAACAATAATGGTAAAAAAATGACTTGGTTTAAGCATTTAAATGGATATATATTGAGTTCTGGTAATTTATTTATCCATCAGGTCATTACTGGATGTTATGGGAATGGCAAGGGAACGAAGGTTATTAGTGTCGACCATATTGACCGCGACCCGCTCAATAATACGATGACAAATTTGCGTATCGCAACGAGAAAAGAACAGGAAGCCAACACAAAAGGAATTATGGAAGCAACCAAACGTGCCAGAAAAACGAGTGCTATTGCCCTACCAGAAGGAATAACTCAAGAAATGATGCGTAAATATGTGGTATATTATCATGAATGGTTGGACAAAGACCGAACAAGATCAAGAGAGTTCTTCAAGGTCGAAAAACATCCAAAATTGGATAAAATCTGGTGTACAACTAAGTCGGGAAAAATAACTATCCAGTCAAAACTCGATGCAGCAAATAAGGTTGTTGATGACTTAAATGAAAACATACAACCATTAAAAAGTGAGGCTACCTTACCTAAATATGTATCACTAATAATTGCGAGGGATAAACCACATTTAGTATTTGAAAAACGAATACTAAATGGAAAGCGTTTGAATATCAAAATGGTTCTTCCAGAAGAATATGACTTAGATGAGCAACTAGATAAATTAAATGAAAAAGTTAAAGCAAAGTATGAAGGCGAAACAATTATTATGATCGAAGAAGCATAAGATGTATTATATTATTTAAATAAATAACATATTATTTTTTCTGTGTATTAAAATTCAATTACTTAATTCAATTTATTATGAATAACAAATATAAAAGAAAAAATATACATGAAATTGGAAACAATATAGAATGTAGAAGAAAAAATATATTTAGATGAATATCAAAATATATTCAATGTGTTTGAATTTGATAACAATTAATAGCATTATAATATTATTATAATATATGACAATTAAGGTCGACAATTTTATTAGTAACTCTTTAAAGAAAAACAATATCTATCGGGTATTTAAGTTAAATCCTAAGCTATTAAGGAGTATTCAAAATAAAATAAAAAAACATAATATTGATATTGATGAAAAACAACTCGATAACGAAATTAGTGAATTTATAGATGAGTTTAAAAAAGTATTATCTAATAAAAATTTCAATTTTGCGAGTTTTTTTAAGAAAATGTATAACAAAATCATAGAATCATATACTTCTTCAAAATCGAATGATAAATCACAATATGGAGGACGCATTACACTTTCTAAAATAGTAAACAATATTAAATTGTTAATTGTTTTGACAATATTAATAAATGCTGCTTCTGCAAATGTAGAAATAAACGCAATTGATGCAACAGAGTGGTGTCGTAATTTTGGTGTTGTTCCTGGTTCACTTGCAGAGGTGAACTGTCCGCAATTTATTTATGCATATAATTTATTCAGATATTGGTGGGTTGGACCACCAATTGATTTTGGAACATGGCTTCAATGGAATAATTTTAAGTTAACTTTATCTGATGATCTCATTAATGAAAATCATGTAAACGATTTTTCTATATTAATTCCAGATTTTCGTGGGATACAAGGACTATTATCAATGTCTGACAATCCACGTTATACGCCACCAGTCCCTGATTTCGATCGAGTTGAGCAAGAAGAACGCGCTTATAGACAACGCCATCATCCAACAGCGAGCATTCAAATGAATCAATTTCCAGAAGCTCTGAGAAGACAACGAGCTAGTGAACCTCTTCAATTACCTGCACCTCAAGAACGACTACTCTTACCGAGACCACCTCAACGTTCTCGCAATATTCCGTTACAAAATTTAGGTCAATATTTACCAGCACCTCCAGAAATGCTTCTATTACCGTCACCACAACAAGCTGAATATATGAGTGCTATGGGATTTGTTTTATTACTAACAATTACTCGTATTTTTTCACCGAGACGATTATTAAGAATTGCAGAAGGACAATATGGAGATGGCAATGAAGGTGATGATGACCAGAGTTACGGAACATCTGGTTCAAATACTCCAATTTTAACTTCGTCGAACACATTAACTGAAATATTAGGAATAATACATGCTACTAATGAAGAAGAAGAAGCAGTAAAAGAATATGGCGTAATATCAATTGCTGCCGCAACTAGAATACAAAGTGTATTAAGAGGTAATCAGACAAGAAGTAGATTAACCACAAGACAACGCGCATCAACTCGTATACAAAAAATGTTTAGAGGTGATAGAGCAAGACGTTCATTAAAACGTCCCAAAATGAAATCGAAAACAACGATTTCACAAGTTCGACAAAATATAATAAAACTAATAAAAGATGAAATTGGTGAAGATATACTGGAGAGCGAGATCGAAAAGTTTACAATTGATGAATTGATGAATATGATTATTAATATGCGTAAAATACCAAATTATGCCACGAGAAGGTCTAACTCTTCAGATAATAGTAAAACTCGCAAAGCTAGTCCACGAACGGTAAAAGCAACAAGTAAAATACAAAAAACATATCGTTCATATTTAACTAAAAGACTATTGAGAGAAATCAAAGCACTCATCGGTGAGGATTTAACAGGAAAAGGCATAGAAGATTTAACAGTAAATGAGTTATTAGATTTTTTAAAATATTATTTAGACTTGTACGGAGTCGGTATTCCAGCAAAGAAGGCATTAGAAGAATTCAAGAAAAGATTAGAAAATCGTAACAGGTTATCAACAAAAGCCAGATTTATTACTCCCAAATATGGTGTAGGAACATATGGTAAACCTCTAACTTTCTTTGATACTGGCGACCTACCCATACCAGAACGATATATAACTAATGAAAATGGAGAATTAGTAAAAATACCACTAGAAGAGTATATGATTTTATTGAATAATCATGGTTATGGTGTTCATGAAAATGGTAGAATTTTCCCATTACATGGATTTACTTATAATTCAAACGAGGCCGAAGATTATCCAATTATAGAAGAATATGTTCAACGAACCGAAGCTGCTCAGGAACGTGGTTATGAAAGTCCTAGATTAAAAAGAATGAGAGAAATGAAAGAACTGAAAGAGTCTAAAAATAAGTATAAATAATAGTTTTAAAGTAAATTGTGTAATTTGAAAAATGATATAAGACTCGATAAAGTCTTATATCATTAAAGTAAATTCTGTTGTTGTTCATACTTTATTATGCTATTTAATACGACAAACTGTTCAAATGTCAGTAGTAAGTGAAATAATATATGCCATTTATACCACAATGGATTATTCCCTCTGTGTAGTTTCTCAGATAGATAAAATGTATAAGGCAGAACCAGAAGACAACAATAACCTCCAACTATAATGAAATTATTATTATTATATTTAATATGAACGATTCCATTATAGACAAATACAGCAATCGATAATTTGGCATAAAATAGATCCAAATTTCGTCGCCATGAATATGTAGCTTTTCTCCAATAATTTGCGCTGATAGTAGATGTAAAAAAAAGAAATGTAGAGTAAAAGAACAATTGATTATAATATGCATATGTGGATGATATAAGAAATAATAAAGATGACGCAGTTAACCATTTCGTTTCATTCCATTGAGCAATATATATTTCTTCTGCGTTAGTCATATTACTTAATTTATATTTTCTTTGTTTCTTTAAATATAAATTAAATTGCTTATTTAGTTATTACCAAAAGAAAAACACAGAAAAAAAATATCATATCTTAGAATAATATTATTATGATTTATAAAATATTATTATTATTGTTTTAACAGAATAGTTTTGCCATGTTTCGCACTTCAGGTTTATTTTCTTCTTTGTAGAACAACTTATTGACTTGTGTTTCATCTCTCAACCGAATCGTATAATCTTGTTGAATATTATTGCGACCAATGCGACCAAATGCCTGGATGATCTTCTCTTGAGTAATAGACAGATCCTTCGCCAAATATCCATGACAGAACTGATAATTTGTTCCATAAATATAGTCGCTTGATGCGATGATCATATATAACTTCTGTTCATTTGCAAGACGTTTAATAATTTCTGTGTAAGCAATACTGGGGTGATTTGTAAAGACTCCAATACCCATCAATAACAGAACTTTCCAACTGTCATCGACATCTTTGAGCATCATAATATCGACAATAGTATGTTCATCAATATCACTGGTAAACGCACGATGATTGTTGCCAGATGAAGGTCCCCATTTCTTCAAATGAAGCAGTTTATTCGGGATTAGTGTATCATTCAATTGGGCGGACTGGATCATTTGTCGATATCTTTCTATTTCATTCTCTAATTTTGCAATAGATCGACCATCTGAGTTTGAGTCAGATGCCAATTTGACTTTATCCTTCTTCTTTGATTTTTCATTTCCATCACCACCCGCATCTGCTGATGCCAATGATTTTTCAGTGAGTAATTCGAGTTCTTGTTCTAATTCTCCAATCTTTTCATTGATCGCGTTATTCACTGAAATTTTATCCAGAATATCATTCATCACTTTTTCTGGTATTTGTGACTGTTGTATATAGAACTTGGCAATCTTTTCAACATTGTTCGTGAGAAATATTGTCGGGCCATCTGTAAGAGTGAATGAATCTTTGGTAGTGACATAGATGCCGGTTTGTTCTTCTGTTGTAGGAAGCAATTGAGAAACACTTTGCGTTCTGGATATCGGTGCACCAGCGATTTTTGTAGTAGTAGTAGTAGTAGTAGCAATATTGGATCCAACACTCGCCGATTTGCGAATTTGATTACCTTTGACATCTACTTGTGGATTAGATTCAATACGACGCACCTTCTTTAAGTTCAAATGATTATATATTCTGGCCCATAGATGAGGCGAACCTACAACGAGGGATTCCAATAGATCGATATAGTATAACTTTATTGATGACATATTCACATCTGCAATAGAACGGAATCGCTCATTCAATCCAGAATCTGCAATTTTGGACAGAATATAGATGATAAATTTGACAATCTCTGACAAGTCAAGATATCGTAAGATTGTCATATTTTCACGGCAATTGTCAACGATACGACGAACTTGTTCAGGATCATCACTTAGCAGATGCGGAACAATTACATATCCAAATTTATTGATAATCGGTATCGACTTCTTTGAATCATAACTGACAATACTATGTATTTCTGTATCAGGAAACTTGGTGCGAAAGGATGCAATGCTTGCTTCAATTTCATACAGTTTCGGCAATGTCGCAGAAGATAACACCATATTCGGGATCAAATTATTCGTCCAATTGTCATGAATAATGCTATGAAGTTCATGTTCTTCATAATCCATCGTGATCGTCGGTTCATCCCAATAGGTAATAATATTTGGTGCCTTATTGAACGACAGCATATAATACATTGCCGGTAAATAAGATTTGACATCACAAATCATGATTTCCACTTTTTCACCAACTGAATTATCTACTTTTCCAATACCACCAGAACGTCGATGTTTCGTATATTCTTTTGCTGCGAAATAATGAAGACGAATATCGGCAGCACTTTCACATCCAAATGCGAATGCAATCTTTTTTCCCATTGAGATTGCAGATTTCGCCAAAGCGAGACCAACATGTCTAGCAGCACAAACGAAGATGATACGTTGACCAATGCGTTCTTGCGTTGTTGGACATATCGTATACCCCTCAGATAAACCAATTGGAGATAATGTCTTGCCTGTCCCTGTGGGAGCGATATACAGAACCAACTTCGATTGTTGACGCTTCGCAACTGTAAACAATTCTCGCTGATGCTCATAGAGAGTAATATCAGAATATTGTAATAATAACTTGTTCTTCTCAATGAAGTCAACCGAATTTTGTATCACTTCTGTCATATTTAGTTCGCTCTCAAACTTCGCAATAATATTATGGCGAATGAACAACATGACATGACTATTGATACGCAATACGTTCATTGTTATCAACTTGTAGAGTGTAAAGTAATGAACGCACCATTTACCATTTTCTCTCTTGTTTTTCAAAATATGATCCACCAAGTTCATAAGAAGATATTCGAATATTTCCATATTATCTGTCAATTTGCTGGGATCATTCTTTTGAATACGAATTTGATCCGCTTTTTTGATTATTGGGTTTGATTTGATAGTTTTATCTTCATCAAATTCGAATCCATACTCTTTGAACCCATCAATCTTGGATTGAAAGTAATTACAGAAGAGATAATCATCCATAACTGGCGAATAGTCGACTTTCAAATATCCAAACAGCGAAACGTGTTTATTATATTTGATATCAGTGTCATGAAATCCACGACAGATTATATTCAGAACTTCCTTCTCATTCTCAGAGATAGGTAATTCAATATTTGCCCATTCAGTCTTATTCAATTTGCGTTGATTGATATCCATTGTAAAGATTGTTTTTGCTTGTTTAAACTGATTTATAATATAAATTATTAAATCAATTTTTTATAATTTATATTATTGTTATTGATGAATGATTTATTTATTATGAATATAACTTATGTCAACTCCAAATATTGAAGATTCGAATACTTTTTACATTAAAACATAATTTAAGTATTAACTACTTGGATTCTTGATTTATGAAAAAAATATTCAAATAAAAAATCCAAATCTTGTTCTGTATTAATTATATTACAAAATAATTCGTTTATGCTGGGTCGCAATTCATCACACACCATTTTTGTAATTGCTATTATGTCTTTATCATATAATGGTTTAATATCATCGAATTGCTTTTTTAAGTCTGTAAATGATTTTTGATTATCATCTAATTGCTTTTTTAAGTCTGTAAATGATTTTTGATTATTAGAATCAGAAACAGTTTGTTGATTTCTTAAATCTGTAAATGATTTTTGATTATTAGAATCAGAAACAGTTTGTTGATTTCTTAAATCTGTAAATGATTTTTGATTACTAGAATTATTTTCATACATCTGCTTTTTTAAATCTTCAATTGAAATATAAGTATAATTATTAATTTTTTCAATTTTCTGTGTTAAATCAAAAACTGACATTTTTAGGGTGTAAAATTCTAAAAATAAAGGTTCATATTTATTAAGTTTTGAATTAATTATATTAATTTGATTATGTTGATTCGTTAAAATTTTTTTTATTGGAGCAAACATATTTACACAAGGTCTATAGTTATTATTTACAAGACGTCTAGGTCTATAGTTATTATTATAATTTCTATTACCTATAGTGTAATTATTAGTAAAAATTAAAAATCTAGGGCGCATATATTAATTATATCAGATAATAAATAGAATTATAATTTATTTAATCAATACAATACAATACAAATCAAGGATTAGAATCAATATAAAATGTAACAATTTATCAGAGAAATGAATATTGTATAAATATCAAAAAGAAATGATAGTCAAGAGCGAATACGTATACGTATGTTAACATAATTTTTGATGAAAAATAGTATGTTAATTTATTAATAAAAAAGAATATAAAAAATTGAAAAGGATTCAAGTATTTAAAATAGTTTATTCAAGAACAACAATTAAAATGACACAAATCATCAGCATTGAAGGAAATATTGGTTCGGGAAAATCCACCTTTCTCTCTTATTTGAAAGAATACTATAAAGATTCAGAAGTCATCTTCTTGAGAGAACCAGTTGATGAATGGGAAAAAATCAGAGAAAAAGAAACAGGTGAAACAATGCTAGAAAAATTTTATGCAGATCAACCTCGATATGCGTTTTCATTCCAGATTATGGCATTTATTAGTCGTTTATCTCTTTTGAGAGAGATAGTCAAGACAAATCCTTATGCAACAATTATCACTGAACGGTGTCTTCATACAGACAAGTTAGTTTTCGCAAAGATGTTATACGATATGGGAAATATTGAAGATGTAAATTATCAAATATATTGTCAAATATTCGACGAGTTCGCCAAAGATTACCCAGTTCAACATATTATTTATATACGTGCAGATCCAGAGATATGTCATGAGCGTATTCAACTTCGTTCCAGACAAGGCGAATCATCAATATCATTAGAATATTTAACTCAGTGTGCGAAATATCATGATGATATGATTGTTTCATTGGACAAAAGTCGAACAAATATACATATTTTGGATGGAAATGTAAATATACATAAAATGGGTATACCATCAATTAATGCGCAATTAATACATGATATTATAGGAGATCGTCACAGGCGACGAGGTCGTGACCAATATATCAGTTGTTAAATCATTTAAAGACGATACATTAATAATGTATAATAATGACGGAATACAGCACATCAAATATGGTGACAGAAATTAATGGTTACTTGAATAAAGTAAACCATACTTTTTTTGACGCGGTTGTCAAATTAGATCATATTTTAAATAATGACATTGAAATTGGAATTGACGATGAACGGAATGATGTTATTTTTCGTTTGAAATTGTTGGCGCATATTCAAGACTCGTTATATAATTCAGATGAATATTCTCAAATATCTTTACGTGATCTAGGAATCGCGGTTGATTATAAACTCGCTCTACCAGGAACAACATTGGATCTTATTTCGGTAGAATGTGTAAAATTTATTCAAAGTTTCAATGAATTTGGTTATACATCATCGTGTAAAGAAGAAATGGTTGAGTATCATAAATTGATACTGCGAATTTGGTTATATCATAACTCATTTGTTTCAACAAATGATGTTATATTTCGTGGCGATTTGACTGATGACTACTTTGAGTGGTTTATTTATAACAAACTGAAAGACGAGTCATTAGAAACCAGGTGTGTAGGAATGCACGATGCTTGGGCACTTGCTTTACTTTATGGGGTTCAACATACTGGTGAAAAGTATGTCTTCAATCCAAAGAAAGAAAAAGGATTGTATCCTGATATAACAGATGAAATCGACGACGCCATACCAATCATCAATCGAGTGAACCAAGAAATAGATACAACTTCTTTTGGAAAGAAAGATCTTGTAAAGGTTGAATTCGACGATTTATTCAATGTTGAAAAGCGAACTTTGCGCCTTGAAAATAGAAGATTGGTTCAACTTGTTGATTATAACCATCTAACGACTGAAGAAAAGATTAAGGATCTTGTTCCGGCACTCGTATGTTTTTACGTAAGTAACATTTTAGTTAAATAAATTAATTATGAATTTATATATTTAGAAATTATATGTGTGATGAACAGATAGATTTTATGATTTCATGTCCTCATTGTAATGAAATCATAATGGTTGAGAAGCTAAATTGTGGTATATTTCGTCATGGTATTCATAAGAATACATTTCAACAGATGGATCCTCATTTATCTAAAGAAAAATGTGAAATACTTATTTGTAATGGGGATATTTATGGTTGTGGAAAACCATTTCGAGTTTACAAGGAAATGGATAAATGGATCATTGAAATTTGCGAATATATATAAAACCCAATTATTGAAAAGTAAGTAACCTATTATTATGGGATAATATAGAAGTTGTTTTATATTTTAATATATCAGGTTCTTTACATGTCGTAGAGAATTCGCCGTCTCCGTATATGTCTTGTAGTAGTAACCATTCAAAAAGACCACCTAAATAGATATAGATATTTTTGAAACCTAGATTTGTAAGTTGTTTATATTTTTTAAATATTTTATCATCATCATTACAGTTTTTTCCATAAATAATAATATATGTATGAAATTGTTTCGAAGTGATATATTGATTAATCATGTTTTCTTCATCTTGTGCTAAAATAGTACCATAAATCAGACACTTTTGTTCATTTATTCCCAATGTATTAATCATGATTGATCCTGGATACGCTTGTCGACAAATAAGCTGAACATCTTCAAAATTCACTTTTTTTATAGAAGATAATGAATTACCCATTTATTTAAATAAGTTATCTAATATTTAAACTGTTTCCATTTTTTTTACAAAAGTGAAAACAGTTGAGTTAATTGAACCGCACAATTATTTCGACTTCTTCTTTTTTAATACTTTTTGTTGCCGAAATAGATAATTCTTCTCTCTTTTTTCTAGTCTTCGCAGAAGTGTCTGATTTCTCTGATTTATTACTATTCGTATTAGAATTTACATCTTTTCTCTTACTCGTACTATTTCGCTTATTCATGTCATTTTCGATTTCTTCATAATTATCTTCAATGAACTGAATAATATTGTTTTCCAAAGTCCATTTAAAGAAGTTAAGTTGTCCAATAGTTGTTTCGATATGTGTGCCATTTTCATATGGAATACTAATTCGTTCCCAACGACAAAATGGATCAAAATTCTTCTTACTATATGCCTTCAATTTCAACTTATAATCGACATATACTTTGAATCGCCTGTCCTTACCATTTTTATCGAGAATATTATATAGAGTAAAATTTTTCTTTGCATAATTAGTGGCAAACCAATCCACAATGCGAAGTGAAATTTTGGTCTCTCCTGTAATAATTTTTAGAATCCGTTTTAAATTATCATCTTGTTTATAAAATTCCATAAGTGTGTTCATTAATAGGTCATTTTGAGTGCTATATGTGACTGATGACATAGATATAATGAAAGATATATATTTCTTTTATATACTTATTTGATTTAATTATTTTTTACGTATTTCTCATGTTCTAGTAAATTGTCAAAATAATTGTTAGTTGGATTGAATGGATTATATCCTCTTTGTCCGATCATCTCTCTTTCAGACATTTTATTATATGATTCTTCTCTCTTATTCGATTTCGTCCATTCATCCTCAATATGCTTTAAAGAGAGTTGATCTTCATTTTCTAGTAAACAACGATTTGCTGTAACATGATTAGAGGTTTTACGTTCTTCTACACTAATACTATTATCTTTGATAATTTGCGATTGTCCTACTGAACGCCGTCGTAGTGATCGTTGTGGTTTATCTCCATAACTCCAAACTAATTCTTGCATTAATTTAATTTATAATAATATTTAATAAATATAGAAATCACGAGTAAATATAATTTTCAGTTATTATTTTATTATTTTATTATTTTATTTATAAAGTAGAGGAGTTTCTTCATTGAAGGTAACAATATATTTGTCATTATTATATAACATATCTTCTGTATAATTTTTCATTCTAAATTGAAACTTGTTAAAAAAATCGAGATTTTTCGTGTATTCGTATAAAATAAGTCCATTACCATATTTATTATTATCAATAAAAGATGTGTATTTGTCATTATGTGAAAATAATTGCGTAACATTATAATAAGAAGAATTATTAACTACATTATAAATAACATCAGTAAATAAAGTCGGTCCAGTTGCAATAAAAATATTTTGTTCTTTGGCATGAATACGTTTTACCATTTCTTGAATGACTCTTAATATGATAGGATTGTTAGCTGCGGTCATAAAACACCATTGTTGTATATTACAATCTCCATCTAAGAAAAATAAGTGTTCTAAATTTGGATCAATAAATGAATTTAATGAAATACTAATATTACTGTCTAAATCTAAATATACTCCACCGTAAACATACATTGCAATATATCTTAAAAAATCACCTTTTGCTGCTCCAACGTTTAATTTATTGAAAGCATTAAGTATATTTTCGTCAAAATATTTATTTATTAAATCGATGCCAATATCATCTGTTATAAAAATATAGTTATAATCATCGTTAATTTTTAACATATCCATAATACTGCTATAAATAAATTCGTGAATATGATTATTTTTATAAGTTTGAATAATATTTTTTGGGATTTTACTTTCGATATTGATATTATTAATATTTGTTCTCTCAATAAAAGAACTAATTTCTCTTTTCATTAATGAAAGTAAAAATTATTATAAAAATTACAGAATTAATCATTATCGATATTAATACGAACAATTTTCATATTTTTAGTAAATAGAAAAGCATCCTTTCTTATTCGCCTTCGTTTTAAATTACATTCTAAACAAGAGAGAACGATATTCGTCGATATATGTCCTAACTGATTATCTATTCGGTCTAAAGTCCATTGTTTTTTCTCTCTAGCAAACTCATATAGTATATACATTTGTTCAGAGCAATAATGACAATGTAATTCTGTTTGATTCATCATATCAACAACTTCTTCTAATGTGACAAATGTAACATGATCAAGTCGTTTTTTAATGATATCTTGTTGTTTATAAGATGCAATTTTCTTTTTCAATTGTTTTTCAATGAACAGTGATACTGCTGTAGGCGGAATTGTCTTATTCATAATGTGAATCAAATGATCCTTTTGATTATTATCCAAAAAGAGAGAAAGAGAGAAAGCTGGTTCATCACGTATTTTTTCAACAGTTTTGAGTGCAATAATTTGTTTTGGAACCTTCATTGCATTTTTCATTTGGTATCGTTGTCCAGTTCCTATAATATCAATTACTTTTGTCGCATCATCCATAATATTATAATTATATATTTAAAGAAATCAAGTTAAAATTATAGTTATATAATAAGTAAGATGAATTTTAAAACTGACGAGTGTATTGAGTTGAAAAACATACAATACAAATCAATGCTAACTGGTGGAAACATCATTTGCGATCACAAGACTGAAATTATCAGTGATTTAAATGTTCTCGATAAATTTCTTGAAGATCACAAATTACACAATCAATATGATAACTGGAATAAAATGGACAATTCCAGTAAACTGAGAAAATTATTAAATTATACAGAAATTTATGTTGAACACAACAAACTAACACCAACAGAAAACGAAATTTTAAAAACATTTTTCAAAGACTGTATTCAAAATAAGCAATTGATGCGTATTAAAGATGTTGTATATGATAAACAGTCGAAAGAAGTAAAAGATATACCTCCTTTACTCTATGATAAACCGACACAAACATTTAGTCTCAAAAATATTGATAAAGCACGAATACATACTCTTAAAAATCTACCTCCTCCCAAGATACGTGGAACATTGAAACATAAAATTGTCGAACTTGTATCGACATCTTCTGTACAGACTTGTGTATCTTCGACATCATAATCTACTTATGTAAAACCATCGTAGATGTATATTATTCTTTAAACAATAATATATATCATATAAAAATTAATAATGTATTATAATAAGAATAACATGACTACTTTGAATGAAGAAGAAGTATGTTCTATGTTATTACAATTATTTTATGATTATATCGAATTACATCCAACGCTCATTAGCGATCCTTCTTTTGAAGATGACATGATTGAATCTGTAATCGAATTGATTCAGCTTTCTCTGAATGAAGATATCAACTTTTTTAAAGTTCAAATTGGGGAAGTGGACACAGAAGATGAGATAGAAACTATCTATGAATTCATTGATATAGTTATACCTATGTTCTATGACGGCATATATACACGTCGTTCTTATTCTGACAGTATTATACTATCATATTCTATCGAAAAAAGCGTAATTGCCAAAAAAATAGCATATTTGTCATCAATGCCACAACCGAATCAGAGAACTGATGAATGGTATGCTTTTCGAAATAATCTAATCACAGCAAGTAATGCATATAAAATATTCGAAAGCAATGCACAACAAAACTCTCTCATTTATGAGAAATGTAATAGTAATCTTTCATTGACCTTAAAAGAAGATAATGATAAGATCTGTTATGTAAATACAGAAACAACTCTTCATTGGGGACAGAAATATGAACCATTATCTCTTCTATTTTATGAACAAATGTATAAAACCAAAGTGGGAGAGTTCGGTTGTATTCAGCACAATAAGTATTCATTTATTGGAGCATCGCCAGATGGTATTATTATTGATCCAACAAATAATAGATATGGACGTATGTTAGAAATCAAAAATATTGTCAATAGAGAGATAACTGGTATTCCAAAGAAAGAGTATTGGATTCAAATGCAACTACAAATGGAAACATGTGATTTGGACGAATGTGATTTTTTAGAGACAAGGTTTGTAGAATATGAGAATGAGTTGACATTTTTAACAGATAGCGATAGTTCTCTCTTTACTTCTAGAAATGGAGAGAGAAAAGGAGTTATACTTTACTTTTCCAATAATATGACTGGAATACCCTTATATATATATACGCCACTAGAAATGTCTTATTCTGAATATGAATCGTGGTCAGAGAAGTTGATCGAAGAAATGTTAGATACACGCACTGATTTGACTTGGATAAGACATATTTATTGGAAACTAGATGAACTGAGTTGTGTCCTTGTTACACGCAATAAAAAATGGTTTACTGACATTGTTCCAATAATGAGCGACTTTTGGAAGATCATCGAGAAAGAGAGAATAACTGGATATGAACATCGAGCGCCGACTAAACGGGTACCGAAAATACAACAAACAATATAAAGAGAAAAATCATTTATATTGTTTTTAAATATTATATTTACATTACTGTTACACAGAAAGCGTATATTTATTATTTATAATATATTAATTATAAATAATGGAATCAGTCCTATTGGAACCAGTTACATATTATAAACAACAAAAAGGAAAAGACATTCGAAGAATATTAGGAGAAATTATTGGTAAATTATTACAGGTAAATACAGAAGATACTAATTTAATAAATTCATTAATACATAATATTCATAATGCTTCTCTCGTAATAGATGATATACAAGATGATAGTACGTTAAGACGAAATGAACAATGTGCTCATATTAAATACGGTATTCCATTATCAATCAACGCCGGTTATTTGGAAATTTTTAAAACGTTACATATAATACATACTGCTTTTAAGAAAGAAACTGTTAGCAAAATAATAGAGTATTTGAAGTATATTCATATAGGACAAGGGATGGATATTTATTATACACAAAATAAATTTATTCCATCATTAGAAGATTATACAACGATGATGGTATATAAAACAGGGTATGCTTTTATTATACAATTCGAATTGTTAATTGATAAAAGTAAAAATGTAATTTTAAAACAAAAACACGAACTTGTAAAAACATTGTTAATTAAATTATCTATATTTTATCAAATACGAGATGATTATATCAATCTAACAGATCCAGAATATTGGGGAAAAAAAGGATTTTGTCAAGATTTTGATGAAGAAAAGATCAGTTATTTAATTACTTATTTTAAAACGATGAATGAGACAAACGTGATCGAAATGATGAAAAACAAAACAACAAAAGGGAAAATACAGATATTAACATTGTTTAATGAAACTGGTCTATTTGATATCATTTATAACAAATTAACAGAATTAAAAGGAGAAATCTTAAGTGAAATGAAATTAGATTATATATTTGACCATTTACCATTTCATAAATTTGATATAAATGATGTAGAAAAAATATAATATGATGATAAATATATTATGAAGATAGATTATAAAAATTTTATTGTTTTTGTAATGATTTTTATGATTTTACAATTATTTTTATGTATTACAGAAATAATTCCTTATTCAAATATGATTTCAGATATTCAAGGTTATAAAATTAATTATTTTAAAACTATAAATAATAAATTCACTTTAAAATGGATTTTTATATT